TTATCAATGGCTAAAGCTATGTTAGATGATGAGCTTATTGAAGAATCGGTATCTACACAAGTAGTACCACAAAAACAATTCAGTAAAAACCCAATGATTAATCAAATCCTTAATGAAACACGTGGTGGAATCCCACAAGGAGATGGAGGGTTCAGAACAATGAGTTTTGGACAAGGTGATATGGGTTCTATTGTAGGTAAAACAGCAATTGCTGAAAAAATGGGTTATGGTGATTTAGCGAAAGGACCTTCTCCAACTGGATTGGGTGTAAATACTGGAGTAGCTGAATTGGATAAAGCTTTTAACAGAGATTATTCGGAATTGGTAAAAAGATTTAAGAAGTAATAATGGCAATTGTATTAGGACAAAAGTTAGTACAAGATACGAAAAAATTTGATGATTTTGCGATAGGTATAACTTTGCCAATACAAATTGGTAATACTGCATTTAATCAAAGTTTTAAAACTGCAGAGCAAGCTAGTTCTAATATAAAAAATCTATTATTAACAAAGAGAGGTGAAAGAATAATGCAACCTAATTTTGGTAGTGGTCTTCAAGAATTATTATTTGAATTTAATGATGATGCATTAGCCGAAAAAATAGAAGATGCCGTTACATCGGCATTAGAAAATTGGTTACCATATATAAGTGTTGACCAAATTGATATAACAGCAAGTGATTTGGATAAAGATAATAATACGGTAAATGTATCAATCAAATTCAGAGTTTCAGGAAACCCAGACTTAAATACAGTCACCTTTAATGTAGGTGTATAATATAATAGAATATGTCAGTAACAATTACAAATAGAAATTTTAAAAATAAAGGAAAAGATATAAAATATCTTAATAAAGATTTTGCTTCATTTAGAAATAATTTAATTGAATTTGCAAAAACTTATTTTCCAAAAACATATTCTGATTTTAATGAATCATCTCCTGGTATGATGTTCATTGAGATGGCATCTTATATAGGTGATTCGTTATCATATTATATCGATGATACTTTAAAAGAGTCATTAATGACTTATGCGGAAGACCCTCAAAGTGTTCTTGCATTATCACAATATTTGGGATATAGACCTAAAGTAACTGCACCCGCAATAACTACATTAAGTGTGTATCAATTAGTTCCATCAATTGGAGTTGGTATTAACAACAAACCAGATGAAAAGTATTATTTAAGAATAAAAGAAGGTATGTTGAGTAAATCAACTAAGGCTGGTATAATTTTTAGAACAACTGATGTAGTGGATTTTTCTGATGAAAGTGATAGAGAAATAAGTATATATCAAAGAGATGTGAATACAGGAGAACCATTATTTTATTTAGTTAAAAAATATGTTCAAGCTTTGTCTGGTGAATTGGTAGAAACTCAAGTTTTATTTGATTCATATTCACCTTTTCAAAAAATAGATTTGCCTGAAACTAATGTGATTCAAATTTACGATTGTAGAGATTCTAATGGAAATAAATGGTATGAAGTTCCATATTTGGCACAAGAAATGGTTTTTGTTGATGCACCTAATACGGAGGTAAATGATCCTGATTTATATCAGTTTAAATCAACTGTACCATTTGTATTAAAAACAATAAAAACGGCTAGAAGATTTGTATCAAAAGTAAATCAAAACAATACAACATCTATTCAATTTGGAGCAGGCGATTCATCGGCATCTGATGAGCAATTGATTCCAAATCTTAAAAATGTTGGATTGGGTTTACCAAATTCTATAAGTAGATTGGAAGAATCATTTGACCCAACTAATTTTTTAAAAACTAAAACATACGGAACATCTCCATCCAGCACAACTATAACTGTAAAGTATATGATTGGTGGTGGTGTTGAATCAAATATACCTGTTGGGGAATTGACAAGAGTTGATACGATAGAATTTGATGAAGATACTGAATCATATAATGCATCTGAATTGGCAATATATAATACCGTAAAAAATTCAGTAGCAATTGATAATGAAGTACCTGGAAGTGGTGGTAGGGGTGCTGAAAGTTTGGAAGAAGTAAGACAAAATGCATTAGCTAATTTTGGTTCACAAAATAGAGCAGTAACGGCAAACGATTACCAAGTTAGAGCATTATCAATGCCATCTAAATTTGGTGCAGTTGCTAAAGCATTTGCAGTAGCCGATGGTACATTGGATAATAATTCACCATCATCTATTTTGGCATCTCCGAATAATTTACAAGAGTTTACCGATTTGGTTATGAGTTTTGTTTCTAAACCGGATGATGAAGAACCTACTCAACAATCAATAAAGGAAGAAATAACTAGATTTTTAATTGGAAAAACTTCAAATGAAAATGAAAAAAACAATCCATTTGCAATAAATTTATATTTGTTAGGATATGATGGAATTGGACATTTAACAAATATTAATAGAGGTGTTAAAGAAAATTTAAAAACTTATATGAATGAATACCGATTATTAACCGATGGTATTAATCTATTAGATGGATTTGTTATTAATATTGGAATTGATTTTGAAATAATTGTATTTAGTAGTTATAATAAAAGTGAGGTTCTTACAAAATGTATAGATGAGCTTAAGCAGTATTTTAGTATAGATAATTGGACATTTAACCAAACAATAAACTTAAGTGAAGTTGAATTATTAATAGCAAACGTTGAGGGAGTATCATCAGTTCCTATGGTTAAACTAATAAATAAATGTGGTGGTAGATATTCACCAAATTCATATAATATAGATGCGGCAACTAAAGATAAGATTGTATATCCATCATTAGACCCTTCGGTTTTTGAAATTAAATATCCGGATTCGGACATAAAAGGTAGAGTAAGATAATGGCATACTATTTCCTAACAGCATCAAAAGATGCATCGGTGTACTTACAACAACCAAATCAAAATACTGGTTTGGATGAAATATTAGAAATTAGTAAAATTTACTATGGTAATATTAAAGATGTATCACGCACTCTTTTAAAATTTGAAGTAGGATTTTTATCTTCTTCATTAGTAAATAATACTATTAAATTGGAGCAAGCCACTCTTATACTAAAAGAAACTGAAAGTAATGAAATTCCATTAGAATATACTTTGTATGCTTATCCAATATCTCAAAGTTGGCAGATGGGCACTGGTACTCGTTTTGATAATGTATCAACTAAAGGTGTAACTTGGAATTATAGAGAAGGTGATACTAAATTAGATTGGTTAGAAAACTCATTAGCACCTAATAGCGATAGTAATCCTAATAATGGAACAGGTGGTACTTGGTGGACTAATTATAGTGCATCTCAAAACTTCCAATATGAATCTACTGATATTCAAATGAATGTAAAATCATTATTACAAAGTTGGATGAGTGGTTCTATATCAAATAACGATGGTATTATAATTAAATTTGATGAAACACTAGAAAACGATATCGAAGATTATGGTCAATTAAAATTCTTTTCTAAAGAAACAAATACAATATATCAACCAAAAATTAGAATTGGTTGGGATGACCAATCATTTATAACAGGCTCATTAACTCAATTAGTAGCATCTGATATTAAAGTAGGAATTACTAATTTGAAAAAAGAATATAAAGCAGAAACAAGTCCAACTATGAGAATATTTGCTAGAGAATTGTATCCTTTAAAAACTTTTACAAATACATTTGCATATACTGATATAAAATATTTACCACAAACATCATACTACCAAATTAAAGATTTTGCTTCCAATGATATTATAATACCATTTAGTAATTACTCAAAATTAAATTGTGATTCTAATGGAAATTATATAAAACTAAATCTTTCAAATTGGGAAGCTGGACGAGTTTATAAGATTGAATTTAAAATTGATAATGATGGTGATGTTCAATATTTTGATAATGAATTAACTTTCAATGTTGTAAAAGATTAAAAATGTTAAAAACAGGGTTAAAAAACGAAAAGAAAGTTGGACAGATTTTAGTTAGTGGCTCATTGGCACTTACCACTAAAAACTCGTTTGGTGTCCATGTGTTTAGTGGTTCTGTAGCTGAAGATGGTATTGTTTCTGGAAAATTATCAAGACCAAAATACAAAGAATCAGAACTATTAAAGTCGATAGATACTACAATTATAGAACTAATTCCAGTACAAGCTCCGGTTTTACCTGAAATGGTTTTAAAAACAATCTATGATGCAGCATTAGTTGAGATTGCAAATAGAGATATTATAATAACACAATTAAATGCGGATATATTAGATTTAAGAGCTAAGGTAACTGAATTAGAAATAGTTACACAAAGTTTAATAGTTCAAATTGATGGAAAAGATTTAGTTGTTGCAACTGCTGAAAATCAAACACAACAAGCTAATTCTAAAGTTACTGGTACGATTATAGAACTTCAAAATTCAATACAAAAAGCAACTGCAGAATCAATTCAAAGAGTTTCTTTATTTGCAAGAAATCAAACATTGGAAAAGCAGGTAGACCAGTTGAGAGAAGAATTATTTGGTAAAGCTGCTAAAATACAAGAAGGATTTAAAGTATCTGATGATTTTGCCGCTAAAGTGGCAAATATTTCAGATAAACAATATCCTGATTTAACATTTAGAGGTAGAGCAAAAGATGATGGTAGGGGAACTTGGGTTAATGGTCCTGAATTAAGGATTGCAAATTTTACAAAAAAGCCAGTCACTATTACATTTTCACAAGATGGTGCAATTGCGGGTATATTCAACGCAATACCACCACTTACTCTAAAACCCGGTGAAAATAAAGGCGTTAAAGTATCTACAATTGATAAAAAGGTTGATGGGTATAAACCAAATGCCGGATTTGGATTTACTGGAGATACGGAGTATAATGGAAATCTTATTTTAAAATCTGAAATGGGCACACTTAATCTTCCGGTAGCATTACAAAAACAAAGAGGAAACCAATGGGGTGGATAAAATAAATTAAAATGGCAGTAAAGAAATTTAAAGATATTATAGATTATAAAGGATACAGAATTAACTCAAAAGATAGAAAAATTTTTGAGGAAGGGAATCTACAATCTTTTTTTGGGTTTGGTGATAAAGATGCTATTGAATTTATTGTATATGATATAAATGATAATCAATTACCACAAAAGGATGATAAGTTGATTAGATATGTAACATTATCTACCGAAAATATAAGAGATTATTTTTTAGTAGCAGAGGGTACATTATTTGAAAAAAATCAATTCCCATCTGAATATTTTATAGATGTTGAAAGATTATTAAGAGAAGCCGGATATGATAATGGTATATTTAAAACACAAATAACTTTATTAAATAAAAGAGTTGGTAGTGAACAACCCCAAGACAAATTATGGATTTCTGAAATATCACCATCTCGTACAGAAGTTAGATTATTTCCTATAAAAAATTCTGGATTTACAAATACCGAATTGGAAAAAAGATATAGTATGTTTATCCAAAACCAACAATTCAGAGATGATTTAATAAACTCCGCATTTGTTTTTTTAGATAAAATAACACCAACATCGATATCGGATTTTATAAGAAATAAATATTCAAGAGAATGGTTTGATAAATTTAGAGCAGAATACAAAATTACGGATTTTGAATCTTTGATAGCTAAAATTCATACTAAATTTATAGAATCTGCTGGGTATTATTTTACCAATAGAAATTCTGATATAAGAAGTAATAGTTATGGTAAACCATTAACTACAAGACCAAAACTTGATTTATCTAAAAATGAAATAAAAGAAAGTTGCAAATTATTATTAGCAAAATCGGTAGATTTTTATTTAACTCAATTAGATGTAAAGAGAGATGTTACACAAAGAGTTGGTCTTGAAGAAAGTTTAGATGATGTTGGTAAAGTTATGCAGAGATATGAAACTGATATTTTAATAGATACAAAATCTCCTGAAAGAAAAATTGTTACAATAGAGAAACAAGTAATAGATGAAAAAGCTTTAGTGTTTGAAAAGGAATTGGAAAAAGAAATTCCAACACCTCCACCGGATGAACCATCATTACCAAAACCACCAATTGAAACACCTGTTGGTGACCCACCATATACCGAACCAGAACCACCATCATATTCCGGTGGAGGCGGCGGAGGCGGCGGTGGATTTATTGAAAGAGATTTGGGCACTGGGTTTGGTAGAGAGCAGGTGTTTGAGAGAGATATGAATCAAAGAGAAAACATTCAGTAGGATATTTATAAATTAAAGGATAACAGAGTAAAAATGGCAGAAAGAAACGATGAGCAAAATTTTAATTCCGAATACAATAGTTATTTACTAAGTGACTCGGAACCTGTATCTGGTATATCCTATGGGGGTGGTGCTGGTGCGGGTGGTTCATCTGATGTCAAAGGTGCTGATGATTATGGATTTACTGGGATTGTTATACCTGTACCAAGCGATGCAATTACCACTCCAAGTGAACCATCACAAAATGGAGAAACGCCGTATGTACCAATAACAAGTCAGCCTGGATTGGCTAATAGTGATTCATCATATACATTTAGAGTATCATCTAATGTTTCCAATGCATCTATTTTTATAAGTAATGAAAACATTTTCAAAACAACCCCACATACATTTAGAAAAACAATAAGTGAACTTTCATTATCACCAGCGGTTGTTACTTTACAAAAGGAAGGATATATTTCAAATGAAAAATATGAAATAAGTGTTGTTCAAAATCCAAATTACGATTTTGGAATAAATGTAAATCCATACGATAGTTTAGTAAATTATACAACTAGAGGCTTACTTGATTTATCAAACGCATCTTTAGTATATTCATCCACACCTTTGTTTACTATGAGGATTGAATATTATAAAAACAATGTATTACAAGAATTTAATTATAATATAGAAGATAAAATACAAGTATTAGATTTTAATGATTTTATAGTAAAAAAAGAAGACCCGATACTAATAGACCCAATTCCATCTGAAAGTAAAATAAAAATAAATTTAAATGGTATTGATAATAGTGTAGAATTTGTAAATAAAAAAGCGATATCACTTAGTGATGGTGTACAAAGGATTACAAACGGAACTACGGAAGTTCCTATTAAATCAGATAGGCCTAGTTTAATAAGAAGTGCTGATAAATCATTATATCGAATTACATCTATACAATTAATACGAAATACTGAAATAGTTCAGGATTTAACTGCACAATCAAACGAAAGTTTATTATTTAGGTTTGATGCAGTGGAGGGAGATATTATAAACATTACATCGGAAGCCGTTGTTGAACCAATTTTAGAAGATTTCGCAATCCTTAGATTAAGTAATTCGGAAACAAAACGATTATATAATTTAAATTCTGGCGCAGCGATTCCTATTGGTTTAGTAAAAGAAACTAATGTACAATCTATAAAAGTTTACGTTAATCAAAAAGAATTAGAATATAATGTACCAACAGAAAATGAATTTGTAATATCATTACCACAATACGCGTTTTCCGATATTGGTGTATATAAAATAATTATAGTTCCATCCAATACAAGAGGTGATGGTGAATCTTTAGAATTAACAATTAACGCAACAAAGGATATTTGGGTAGGAGTACCTGATATTAGAAATATAAATTATCCATCAGAACTATTTGGACCTGATTACGTTGGTACTAATGTAAATTTTAATTTATCGTATGATTCGGTAAGTACTGATTATGTAAGAATATATAAAGTTGGAAGTGATAAGTTTATTAAAGCTCCATCTAGTGGAAATGTTGTTTTAAATTTTCAACAACTTTTAGATTTAGATTCATCACAAACATTTGAAGATGCTGATAAGATATCAATCATCTTAAAATTAGTACCTTATAATGAAAGTGGTAAAGAAGTTGTTATTGGTAAAACGGAAGTAATAACTATAAACTTTGATAAAGGTGATTTAACTATTCCAAGAGAAGTTGCGATAAGTAGATTGGTAGAAGGATTTGTAAATCAATTTGATGATAGACCTTTTCAAATAGATTCATCTAAGTATCTTACACATTTATTACATTTAGGAAATGGTGATA